CAAGTCATAGTTAGACTGAACTTTAACAATATCTGGTACATAAGCAGAAGCTACATTGTACTCAGAAATAGTTAAAGCAGTTTCATCACTTGTTGCACTACCTGTAATATCAGCAGATATTTCACTACCTTGTGTAAAAGCACTTAGTGCTGGTACTCCAATATGTGGAAGATGAATTTTATCGCCTGAATTTGCTACCTCTGGTGACAAATCAATACCGACATTCTTCATCATTATTTTTTGTTGGAAGGCTTCCAATATAGCCTGCCCCCAAACTTCAGGGATAAACTGGTCAGCAATATTCTGAGCTACTGCTCCAGTACCACCTGAATGGACATTTACATCAAATGGGTCTGAAAAAGCCATTAGATTTTCTCCTCAAATTATCTTTTAAAATTACTGAGAATAGAACTCCAATTATCTCGCCTTTCATCTTTTGAGAGTTTTTTGAAATCAATGTCTTTCCTAGAAACAACTCCAACATTATCTTTGGGATTGTTTTTAACTGACGATAATTCCTCAACAACATCTACAAGAGCATCTGTTGGCAAATTGGAGAATTTTTCTCGTTTATTCTCTGGCAGTCTTGATAAAGCATCATTTCTAAGTTTAGCATCTTGCTTTTCAAATTGTTCTCTAACAATCTTAAGCTCTTCATTTTCCTTAGAAAGTACTGAATTTAATTCAGATAACTTACCTTGCTCTTCAAGGTCTGCCCTCTTTCTTTCCTCAATAACTGATTTCATCTCAGCTATTTGTTGTTCAAGTTCTTTTTTCTGAGAAATAACCTCATTTAATCTTGAACGAGGAATGTTATCTTTTACATTGTTTTCGACTTGTGTGTCGTTTTCCTGTTTTACATCTGGCTCGATGACTTTTTCTTCTGACATTTTTACCTCTTAAGTGAGTGGTTAATTTATGCAAAATTTCCTTGCATAAGATATACATGATAAACTAACTTAAAACACTATTCTAATGCAAGAAAAAAATTACGAATTTAAGAAAAAGTGGTTTCAATATCTTAATTACAAACCACATGACGGACAATTAGCATTACATTATCCTGAAAAGAAGGATGCCAGATTTCATGTAATTGTATGTGGAAGACGATTTGGTAAGACTTGGGCTAGTGCAATGGAAGCTACTTTTGTAGCATCACAACCTAATAAACGAATATGGGTTGTTGGAATGTCTTATAAGAAAGCTAGACTTATATTTCGTGAGATTTGGCAAAGAATGGTTATAGGGCATGGAGAAGATGTTGATAAGGCATCTGAAAAAGATATGTACATTCGTTTTAAGTGGGGAACTACTGTTGAAGGAATGTCAGCAGACAATGCGGATTCATTGGTGGGAGAAGGACTTGACCTACTCGTAATTGATGAGGTTGCCAAGATGAACAAGAAGATATGGGATATGTATCTTTCTCCAACTGTAGCTGGTAGAAAAGGTAAAGTAATCTTTATTACTACACCAGAGGGTAGAAACTGGATATATGATTTGTATAAATTAGGACAAACAGATAGTGAGTGGAATAGTTATTCCTCTCCATCTTGGAAAAACCAACATGAGTTTCCCCTGGGAATTAATGACCCAGCTATACTTGAGCGTAAAAGAAATATGTCCAGAGAGTTGTTTGGGCAAGAGTTTGGTGCAGAATTTTCTGTATTTCAGGGTAAGGTTTGGGATTTTAATAGAGAATTAGATGTTGGTGATTATCCATACGACCCTAACTTACCTACATACTGCACAATAGACTTTGGATATAGAATGCCTGCTGTTTTATTTATACAAACTAAATATGATGGTAGAGATGAACATATAAGGATATTTGACTGCATCTTACACAAGCAGAACATTAAAACAGAAGACTTGATTAAAATGATTAAAGTCAAAGGATATCCTATTCTATCTTATTATGGTGACCCTGCTGGTGCAAATGTTCAAGGACAAACAGGTGCTGGAGATATGGAAATATTTAGAAAAAGTGGAATACGAGTCCTATACACAAGGGATAGAATGAGTAGAAACATTGTTAATAGTGTTTCCTATACTAGAGGATTTTTTGAAAGTGCAGATGGAACTAGAAGAGTTCATGTACACAGAAATTGTAAAGAGGTCATAGAGGATTTTGAGGAATATAGATATCCAGAATCTGAGGATGGCAAACCAATAAAAGAAGAACCAATCAAGGATGGATATCACGACCATGGAAATGATGCGTTTAGATATTTCATTATTAATCGATTTCCAATTAAAAACAGAGAAATGAAAAGGATACAGCGATGATAGACAAAGTATTAAAAGAGAAGTTACTAGAAACAAAGCTAATGATGGCTCATTCCAGAAGGAAAGAAATACGAAAGTATTTAGACTATTATTCAGGAACATCTACAGAAGATTACATCTACAGCTACTTTAATGCGGATGCTTTTTCTGAAATTCCACCTACAGTTAGTAATTTTACTAGAAAATTCATAAATAAGATTAGTAGAATATACACACTAGGTGCAAAGAGAAATGTAGAAGATGAAAGATATGAAGAACTAACTCCTACAAAAGATGTTCGTATGAAACATTCTGAAAGGATGACCAGACTACTGGGTACGATTGCAAATCGTGTATTTTGGGTAGATGGTGTGTTTGATTATAGACCATTGTATTATTTTGAAGCATACTTTGGTGACAACCCATTTAAACCTGAATCCATCATATATCCTCTACTAAACAACTCATACGACCTATCAGATACAGAAAACCTACAATGGGAATACTGGGATTCTGAAATATATGCTATTATGAATGAAGAGGGTAAGATTCTAATGAAAGAAGAAAACCCTTATGGTATTATTCCTTTTGTGTTTACACATAGAGAAGACCAAATTGATTCTTTCTTTGTAGAGGGTGCATCTGATATCATAAATTGTAATGAACAGGTTAATATTGCACTTACTGAGATGAATCTTGGTATGAGATTTAATATGTTTGGTCAACCATGGGTAACAGGATTAAATGCAGACCAAAGTCTTGTAAGAACTGGTTCTGATACTATACTTGATATGGGTGAGGATGGTGCATACAACATTACAAGCCCACAAGGCAATGTAATGGATGCTATCCAAAACATTAAATTCCAAATGGAACTTGTTGCACTAAATAATCATTTATGGATTACATGGGCAGAATCAGGTGGAGAAGTACCTAGTGGTATTTCTTTAATGATTAAGGATATGGATAGAAAAGAAGACTACTTTGATGATATTGCACTTTGGAGAATGTATGAAAAAGAATGGTATGCTGTAGAGCGTGTTATTGCAGAATATAATGGAATATCACTTCCAGAGCAGTTTGGTGTTGATTTCCAAGAAGTTGAGTATCCAAAGACAATACAAGACCAAATAATGAAAGACCAATTCGACCTGCAAAATAATCTAACTACTCATGCAAAGATAATGATTAGAGATAATAAAGACCTCACGATTGAACAAGCACAATCAATCATTGATGATAATAAATCAGTTAATGGAATACAGGAGACTCCAGATGAAACTCAGGATAGAGGTTAATTATAGTTTTGGTAAAATGGGCAAAGCAATGCCCAAAATTATTAAGGAGTACTTAAATGAATACGCTCAAGGAACAGAGATGGGCTCTAAACAGAACATTGATAAAGGCTTACCTGAAATCAAAAGAAGTACGAAAGCGTGGAGAAGAAGTAAAGGATACCCAGAAACCCCACCGCTAAAAGCTAGTGGTAAAATGTATAATAGCATAAAAGCTAATCAAAATACAATGGAAATCCTGCAATATGGTAAATGGCATAATGATGGAAAAGTACCCACTACTCAAGCTAGACCATTTATATCAACTGATGATAAAACTCGCAATAAAATCAACGCAGATTTTAGAAAAAAGACAAAAGAAGCACTCTCTGTAAAAAGAAAGTTTGTATTACAAACATAATTCTAACTAGTTTATACTAACGAATATAAGGAAAGTTAGTATGGAACAGATAGAAGACCTTTTAGGTTACTTAATGACACTTGAAGGACTAATAAGAGACTTAGATAGACGATTAACTGATTTATCTGAGATAGAATTAGCTAATAATCAACTATTGGCATCACTTATACAAGCATCTAGTAAAATAACAGAGGGTGTTAGAATCCCAACCAATGAAGAATTAATGGAAGAGCTTGCAATGGCTTCAGCAGAAATGACTAATTGGGAAAAAAATTAATGAAAGGCTATAATATAGCACTTTGGTTTTGTAAAACCTGCGGTTGGTCTTGGCAAACACTTAGTTCTAAGTTTGAAACAGAAGACCAATGTCCAGAATGTAATTCTTACAATACGCAACGAGTAATAAAACAACAAGATTTAGTTTAAAAGTTGTTTTTCTTTCTCAATTACCAGTTTTTGCCACTCTTTTTTCTGAGCAGGAGTCTTTCTGCCTCTAGGAAGTATGGGAATACCCACAGCTTTGGCTCTTTCACGCCATTCTTTAGCAACTTTACGCTTATCTTGTTTTGATTGATGTTTAACTTTTATAGAATCTATAACTGGTTGTGGTTTTCTGGGCAAAACTTCTATCTCTGGTTCAATATCCACATACTCAGCTTCATCAGGCTCTATTTCTACCTCGCCAGTAACTTCAGCATTAAGGAATTTTTCAAATGGACTCTGGTGATTGGCTACCTCTACACGCTTAATTAGCTTGCCTGAATGCTCCAAAACCAGCCTGCCAGCCTGAACATTGCCTGCCTCCGCCTCACGAATCATACTATTCAATACAGAGGGCAACCTAGAACCAAATGATATCATATACTTCTGATAGAATACTTCTACAAACTCAGGGTCTTTTAACCATTTATGTATCGTAACAGAAGAAACGCCTGATTCCTCTGCAACATCCTTAATACGAGCATTAGGCTCATTTACTAGTAACTCTATAGCCCTAACCTTAGAAGGTTTCCAATGGGTAGGCAAATTAACACTCATAAACTATCTCCAAAACTTTCTAGTTAATTTAATAGACTTTAGTGGGGCAATGAAAGACTTTCTTTTCAAATCTTTTTCGGAACATTCATTTGGCATTTTGATGAGGAAAGG